TCTTGGTCACGAACGTCTCCAGTAATTCCTCTTGGAAGAACTTCTGGACCTGGACCAGGACCTACAGATGCACCTGCAGTAATTGGCTCATCTGGATTATCTGTATCAGAAAATAGTGTATTTATCCCACCACCCATTGCACCAGACAAATTCATTGGAGCACTCTTTGGTGTTGCTGCCATCGGTGCTGCTGTTTGCTGTGCCATTGTTTCTTGTCCTTGTCCGTAAGGAAGACCTGAGATGTATCGTGCTGGTTGACCTGACTGTCCAGCGCCACCTGTAGCAGAAACATTTGCTGGATTATTCTGTGGTGCGGTTGGACGCATACCTCCACGATTTTCAGCCATTGTTCCTCCTACTTAATATGTTTAAATTGAGTTTTTGATAGATATGGTTTTGCTGTAAATGCTGTTAACTTACTTGCAATTTCCATTGCCTCATAAGCATCAGCACCAGCGTGCAGTGCGCCTAGCGCATACGCTGCTCCTGAACCTGCTGCGTAAACATTAGTGTCAGATTTAGATACTGAACACTCTTGGTCTACGTCAAATATTTCTCCACCTACAGCAATAATAAACTGAAAGCGCATTTCTTTTGTATCTTCATCAAAGTTGTAGCCATTCTCAGATAAGCATTTACGTAGAGATGGCATAGCCTTGGCTATCATAAAATGATATAGGTCTTTATAATCAGCCTTAGCGGGAACTGGTGGTTCCCATATATGTTGTGCTACATCGCAAGGTAAAACTTCTCCAGAACCTGCGACTAAAAAGTGTCCCCGTTCAGCAATCTTCTTAACATCAGGGTGATTATAAATTCGCCCACTGTCATCAGTTGTCTGACTGTCAGCAACAATTACTGCACTGTCTTTATATTCTAAGCCGATAATTGTTGTCATTGTCCCCTACTTAATTAACCTCGTGTAACTACTCTTGCGTTTCCTCTGCCAGATGCTGTAAGGCTTGTAAGAATTGATTGAATGTCTGGAGCAGGTTGTGGAAGTTCTACTGGTGCTTGCCCTTCTGGTGGAAGAGCGCCTCCTGCTGGAACGCCAGTGGGAGCAGGGGACGGTTGCTCAACCATATTCGGTGCCCCAGCAGGAGGAACTGGTTGCTGCGGAGTGAATGTGGCTTCAATCGCGTCTTCTAGTGCTTGACCCTTTTGACGAGCCTTGATAACCGCAGCAATCTTATTTACCATATCTGATGGGTCTTGTCCCTGAGTTGCCATCGCAGGAATTGCTTGAGCCATAGCAGTAATGCCTCCAAGGAGAGCAGTACGCATATTCTCAATTTCAATCTTTTCAAGTTCTTGTGTAACGTTTACAGTGAATGGAAGTTCACGCATTGCCATATCCTTAGAGATAAGACCGCCACCCAATGCCTGAAGCATAAAGATAAGTCCCTGTGCTGGGTTTAATCCAGCCAACATTCCATAACGAACATCTGCAGAATAATCTTGCTTGATGTCCTTTGTTGGTTTGTATGTAATTTCATAAGGTGAACCAGAGTCAACGCCACGAATTGTCTTCTCTTCTGGGAAAATCATTTCGTCTACTTCAAAGCAGATTGAAATTACATCACGAAGAGTTGCAGCAAAGATGGCTTGTGCTGATTTAACTTGTGTATCAAAGGCTCCCATAAGAGCCTGTACGCCTTGTCCAGTGACGATAGAAGCATCAATGTTTCCTGTACGTCCTTCAGGATAACGTGTGCCTACACGAAGTTCTTGATTGAGTTGTGCTTGTTCAGTGAATGCACCTTGTGGAAGTGATAGTTCTACACGGCGTACACCTGCTGGGTTTGAAGTACGGATAACCGCATCTCCACCCAGTTGTAGTTCTTGTACATCTTGTGGAAGTACAATAGGAGCCTGTACAGATTTCTCTGCAGCCTCCATAGCAAGCAAAGCAAAACGATTGCGAAGCAATTGAATGCCAAGTACATCGTCAAATTGTCCACGTAGTTCACCATCAATAGATGGCTTACGTGCAACAACAACCATCATTTTACCAAGAGGATTGTTAGCACGTGAAAGAACTAAGTCGCCCTTTGATGGAATGTAGATAACTGACTGGTCTTTGTCGTAATAGCGAATCATCTCAACCTGGTGATTAAGGTCTTGCTTATAGCCGTAGCCGCCTAGCAATTCTCTTTCATACTCAGGAAATTGTGAGACAAGTTCGCCTAGTGTCAGTGTGTATCGTTTTGCAAATGCAACACAGCGTCCATAGCGGTCAAATTCTGGGTAAGCCCCAATAGGATTTTCTATGCGGATGCGTGGCAGTTTGCTTTCTTCGTCTAATTCAATAATGAAAGGGACGAAACCATATGTTATGTACCAGTCGGCTCCTGAGTACATTTGGACCGCGAGGTCAGAGTGCTGAAAATAATTAGAAGCAATGCGAGTTCTCTTATCCGCGAAACTACGAGCACGGTCATTAACCGCATTCGCTGCCGAGCAGTTGACGGCTGGTAGTGGTGCCATAACTTCGGATAAGTCGCGGGCAACAATGTCAATAAAATTCGCAACGACATTTGCGTCTACTCCATCTGGAAAGAAGTCAGGATAAACTTCGGCAATCTTTCCTTTACGGACAGCAAGAACGTCAAGGTTACGAGCATCGCGCTCATTGTTACGATAGCGCAACGCAAGAACGCGAGCAGCAATCTGTTCCATTGATAAAGCCATTGTTGTCCTAACGATTAAAGGGAAAAATTATTTAGAATTAATTTTAATAACTTTTTTAGATGGGTAACCGTACTTGTCGTATACTGGGTCAAGACTTTCCGCTCTATCTAATTTTGTTTGTGTTGGATTTCTCTGACCCTTTGCAGGAGTTTTATTTGGGTTAGAGTTAACCTTTATGGTTGAACCTGTATTTTTATAAACAGGGTTAACGCTTTTAGCACCTACGCCAGTAATACCGCCTACTGCTCGTTGTGATAATTTCTTTGCAATGACTCTTGCAGCAGCGGCTGCGGCTGCTCCTATGATTGGTGCTGGCATTTTATTATCCTTATCCGTATTGGTCAGACCATTGGGAGGCGAATGCCTCGTCTAAATTAAGTGACCCTCTGTTTGACTTTTGTGCACGAGTAGCCCAACGGTTCTGTGCATATTGACCTACGCGACTTGATGTTTGCATTAACTCACGGATGCGGATGACCGCAAACCAGAGAGCCATTACGCAGTCGGTAGGGTTTCTAGTATCAGGCTTCCACGTAATAAGTTGCTGTACTAGCGCCTTAAGACCTTCAGAGCCTTCATTGCTTGGTAATTCAATTAAGTTGTTATCTTGGAAGCGACCATCACGGGTGTTTCCAAATAGCGTAGCCATAGATGCCACACCAAAAGAAGTGTCCCACTTGTTCTTACCAGTGAAGTGTGAGTTCAACTGGCAGCCATATGAGGCTAGAAAGTTTCGCAAGTTATCATCTAAGGCGTAAGCCTTCTGATGAGCATTGATTTCAATTCTTAGTTCTTGTGGGCGGTACTTCTCAACCCACTCTTCAATCAAAGTCTGAATCTTGGCTGGCGTAGGCTCAGTCATATTGATGCAGTCAAGAATATAAATCTTGCCATCACTACGATTGTAAGTTGCTACTACTGCAGCCGTTGCACCTGCCATAGCAGGGTCAAGACCGATAATGGTATAACCAGATTCTATATGCCTTGGATGACCTGGAGTTCCTTCTTTGAGAGGTCCACGCTTACGCATTCCGTTGACTGAACCTGCGACACAAGTTGGTGAGAAGATAGAGTCTTCTTGCACATCTTCTTGTTGGTAGACCATAGCCCAGACAGATGGCGCAACTTCAGAGCGTCTCTTAAATAAAGAGGGTCCATCCCATTTCGGATAAAGTCCATCTGCGTCCGCCTCGTCAATTTCATTTTCTTGTAAATTAGATTTTGCCCACAACGTCTTCCAGTTTTCAGGCTTCTCATCAAATTCAAGAACGGCTGGCATAGCACAGTAAGTGAAAGGGGTCTTGCCACCTGACCATTGTCCTGGGTCACGAATCATTTTATAAAGGTCAATGGGCGCGACACGGGTTCCTACGATAAGCAGTTTTCCGTGCCGCCCCAGACGTGTGATAACTTCCTTCTGAAGCCATTCAATTTGCTTCTCCCACTCGTGGGCATTTGAGTTCATCACAACATCGTCTAGGATGATTAGGTCGGCACGAGCACCGTAAATCTGTGAACCAAATCCAAGAGCCTGA